GTCTGTTGCTAAAAAGGTGTATCCTGATTTAGTATGGAAGAAAGTCAATAAGATATGGAAGTTTGAACCAGATTTTTCAAAAACAAAATTTATAGAAAGGATAAAATTGTGAGACCACCAGCAGTAAGTGATAAAAATGAGTCGTTGTTGCCCAATCCTACATTAGATGTAGTTGAAGAAAATTTAAGATTATTTTGGTATTGGATTTATGAGAGACATACAATATATCATAAGAGATTTGTTCTTAAGCAAAAACCACCATGGACAAAAGACCCAATATTAAGGGAATACAAGTTTACAAACGCATATAGAGAGTTAGATAGAGTGTCGCAATGGGTGAAGAAAAACATAATAGAGGACAAAAACTACACAATATTGGAGAGGCTATTTACATTAATAAGTTTCAAACTGTTTAATAAAATAGAAACATTTGAAGAAGTTGGTTTATTGCGATATAATGACTTTGACCCAATAAAATTTGAAAAGTCGCTTAAAAAGATTGTAGACCGTGGAGAAAACCCATTCACTGATGCTTATTTAGTCAATTCTATGGCATATCAAGGGATGAAAAAGTATATAGCATATTCAAGACATGTTATCCCATTTGTCCATGAAAATATGAAACCTTTCTATCGCACAATTCTTACAGCTAAAAAGCCAAAAGAAATAATTGACCATTTTAGTATTATTAAAGGAGTCAGTGATTTTGTAGCTTATGAACTGTATTGCGATATAGATTATTTTGACCCTCCCATAATGAAGTTTAATCAGAATGATTATGTTAACACTGGACCAGGTGCAGCAACAGGTGTTGCATGGATATTCCCATCAAGAGCAACATCATATAAAGAATGTGAAAAAGTTATATATGAGTTGAGAAACAAACAAAAGTATTATTTTAAAATTTTTGGTTTTGAAGATTTCCCATACTTGAATAACAAATACGGTAAACTTTCATTGAGAGAGATTGAACATTCTTTATGTGAATTTCAAAAATATATGAAGATGATTAACAATTTTGGGAAAAGACGTCAGAAATTCGTCCCTCATACGTATGATATTTTGTAAAACAGTTATTAGGAAGAAAAAAGAGTGTATGTCTTTTCAGTCAAAAATAGAGAGTATTGATAAAACTATATCTTTGTTAGAAACAAAAAAACAAACTTTGGTTTCTAAGGCTCTTACAGGGTCAAATCCTTTAGACATTTTGAAAGCAAAAGAAACATTAGACGGGATTGAAAATAAGGAAAAATCAAACAAAAAGTCTTTTTTGTTTGACCCACAGTCTTTTCAACAATCTCTTGGTTTTAAGGATAAACCAACTTCTTTAAGTTATAACTTGTTGAGAAATATGTCTCGCACATCAATTATAAATGCAATAATTAAGACGAGAATAAATCAAATTGCCTCATTTGCTCAGCCACAAACAGATAAGTACGGATACGGATATCAAATAAGAAAAAAGAGGATATCTATGGAAGAGCCCAAAGAAATGAGTAAGATTGAGATGAAACAAGTCGATGGTATAATAAGATTTTTGGACGAGACAAGCAGTACGACAAGATGGGATAATGAAGATTTTGAATCATTCATAAGAAAGATAGTTAGGGACTCTTTGGTGTTTGACCAAATGACTTTTGAGGTAGTTACAGATAGAAAGGGTATTCCGCGTGAATTTTATGCTGTAGATGCTTCTACCATAAGAATAGCACAATTTTATGAAGAATTGGACGAAAGGGGAAGATTGGCAGATGAAAATTCAATCGCCTCAACATATAAAAATTTGTATAACAATCCTTATAATAATATAAATCGCCAAAAAGTTCAAGGATATTTCCCAAGTCATGTTCAAATTTACAATAGATTGATTGTTTCAGAATTTTATCCTTGGGAACTTTGTTTTGGGGTCAGGAACCCTGACTCAAACATTTTATTAAATGGTTATGGGGTCAGTGAGTTGGAAGAGCTTACAACTATGATAACATCACTTCTATGGAGCGAGGAATACAACAGTAGGTTTTTTAAGCAAGGTTCATCTCCAAAGGGGATATTGAAAGTTAAGAATGCTTCTATGAATCCCAATCGTCTGCAAGAATTTCGTCAAGAGTGGATGGCGACTATGCGCGGAGTTAATAATTCTTGGAGAACCCCCATTATGGATGGAGACATTGATTGGATTGATTTGACGAAAACTAATAAGGATATGGAGTTTTCTCATTGGATGGAATTTTTGATAAAAATAACTTGTGCTGTTTATACAATAGACCCAGCTGAGGTGAATTTTCCATTATCAGGGGGTTCTGAACAACGTTCAATGTTTGAAGGAAGTAATGAAGCAAGATTAAAACATTCAAAAGATAAGGGATTAGCACCAATTCTTAAATTCTTACAAAGAAAAATCAATAGATTCATAATAAATAGAATCAATCCTGAGTTTGAGTTTGTATTCTGTGGGTATGATGCGCTAACAATTTCAGAAGAAATGGAATTAGATAACAAAGCAATTCGTTCATTTTCTACTGTTAATGAAATACGTCGAAAGAGAGGTCTCCAAGATATTGATGGGGGAGACATCATTTTGGACGGCGTATATACAAATAAATTACAGATGGATAGTCAGAATGCTATGATGTCTCAGCAAGGAGAAAATGAGGAAGAACAACAGCCCATTGAAGAAACAAGTGAAGAAAATCCGTTTGTAAAATCTTTCCAGGATTATTTTGAAAAACTATAAAAACAACAATATATGAAAATTTTTGACCACAAAAGATTTGTAAGTGACAACATTTTAGCATCCACAAGTATAGGTGATGTTGCGATTATTTCAGAAGAACAATTCCATAAGGCGATTTCTTCTGGCTTAGAAGTTTATAGCGAAGAGGGTCTGAATAAATACTTTGATGACCTACAAAAGGCATTTTCTCAAGGGAAAATTGGGCCAGAGGATATAGAGAAAGCAAATATTGATAAAAGTAAACTTGTTAAGGTTATCGTGGTTCATAAGGATGGAACACGTATGTCGCATTGGGTAAAGAGAGGTGAAGAACCAAAAGGAAGTGAACGTGAATCCAAGATAGACCAAGTATGGTGGAAGATGGATAAAGCTGAGAAGAATGAATACCTTACAGCTTCAAGAAGCAAAGATAGTAAAAAGATTGCAGAGTTCAAAGAAAGAATGATTAAGAAATATAGTGGAAAGGAAGAACCAAAGAAAGAAAAAAAGAATTATGGCGCAAAACCATCGGAGAAAGGTAAGAAGGAGGGCGACATAAGCGGGTGGTTGTACCTTAACAAAGCCGGAGACGGTCCGTCGAAGGACGGATACGCGGACGCCGGGGAGTTCGGCAAGGAGGAGGCTGAGAGGCTGGCGAAGAAGTTTGGCGGGAAGGTCGTGACGTCATACGGGGGGTTCAAGGAGGGGACGGGAAAGGAGTCGGAGAAGTGGATAGTAAAGTATAAAAGAAATGCTGAATATCGTGTATCTGATAAAGAACAAACACCACAAGCTGAAGCAAAAGATGGAGTAGGTAGTGGTGTAGGGGGAGATGTGGATGCTACCACGAAAGCGTTGGAAGGTTTGAGTATTGATGAATCTTCTGAAATAGCAAGATTAGTTTCTAAGAATGAAATAAAAATAAAATCTACTAATGTAAAAGATGTAGAAAAATTACTTAACCAAAAAGGCAATCCAAAAAAAGGAGATATTTTAAATATTGGAGGAACAGATTGGGAAGTAAATAAAATAAATAAAAGACAAATATGGGATAGTACCAAAAAGGAATTTAAAGATGCAGATGGGTATGAAATTCAAATTCGTAATTCAAAAAATGGTGAAACATACACAATAAGAACCGATAATAATAATTCATTTAAAGGAAGTGAGTTATCCGTAAGAGAGAAACTATCAAATTATGAAAAACAAATAGCAGAAGCCTACCACAAAGCCAAATTAGATGGCAGTAATCCCGAACTTGTAAAAGCAGTTGAGGATTTGTTGGGTAAAAAGGAAACGACAAAACCATCGGAGAAAGGTTTCGGTAGCGGTAAAAACAAAGAAATGTATTTTAATGGTGTTAGAAGACCACGAACAGTTCCGCCCATGAAAAAAGAACTGAAACAATACAAAGACAAAACAGGTTACTGCCTTGAAGTTTATATTAATGGTGAATTAATAGACTGGAGGCGAGGACTGACAAAAAGCGGATTCAATAAATACCTGAACAACTATAATACAAAAGGGTATTTATCGGAAGGAACAAAAGAAAATTATAATTAACCACCAATTTTAAAACCTTTGCGGACGACAGGAAAAACCGCTTAAAAATATGGAAACAACAAAAATGGAGCAGCTTGAAAAAGCAAAGTGGAAAAAATGTATCGGTAATGCCTGATGGTTCCTATAGAGTTGTAGGTAAGACAAAAGCATTAAATGAATCCATAAATAAAGAAATGACAACTACAAACAACAAATTAGAGCAAAAAATTAAAGCTGATTTCATTGCATACTTTGGTAATGAGCCAAAAGAAATTAAAATAGAAAATGGATATGCTTATGTAGATGGTTTCTATTGCAGAATATTAAACAACAAATCAATTAAAAAAACTCACGGTATAGCTTGGAGAAGAGACAACTAAAAAAAGCAAAGTGTGACTGTGAAATACCAGCCACACTAAAATTTAAAAAGTCAAATAATTGCAATAATTGTAATGATACTTTTTGCTCAAAACATTTATATTCTTATGTTGATGAATTCGTTAAAGAAAATTTAGACTCTGTTGAGAAATTATTTATTTGATAATATAAATAACACTTAAACATATGGACAGACCAATAAGAAAAAATTATCCTATTTATAAGGAATTCCTCAATTCCTTGCCCGCACCAATGATTGACGAGGTATCGGCTCAATTAACTTACAGAGGATATGCTGAATTAGGGGCAGGATATGGAGAAGCAAAATGGTTAATAGTAAGAGAAACAAAAGCCAACGCTGCCGTTCCTCACGGTTTGATAACTACAGAATATGCCAGCGGAAGTATGGAATTTGACCAAGTTTGGGCAAATAGAGCATCTTTAACATACAGCAGATAATGGCTAAAGAAAAACCACGGTACAGGGCGATTAAAGAATACGAAAAGGTATTCAAGAAAACCTATGTATCTATGATAAAAAATATGACAAATCAAATCTTTAAAAAAATAAAAACATATGGCAACAATTGACGAAATCAGGAAAGCGAATATTGACAAGGTCAATAACATTATGAATAGGTTTGAATCTCCCAAAGAAGACTCAACTTTAGAAATGAGCGAGGAACAATTTAATAAAGCGATTGAGACTGGGGAATTCTCTGAAGTATATACTGATGGGGGTCTTAATAAGTTTGGCGTAGAAATAAGAAGACGTTATGCAGCTGGTAAGTTATCAAATGACGATTTGGAAAAAGCCAAGAAAGACCTGAGTAAACTTGTAAAAGTAAAAGTTGTTGATAGTCGCGGACATAGCGTGTTTCGTTGGGTGAAAAGAGGAGAAGAGCCAAAGAAAGAAACAAAAAATCTTCAAGAAGTATATGAAGATGATGTGAGAGAAAGATTTTCAAAGAAAAGTTTGAATGAAGTAAAAAGTTATCTTGATTTAGCTGAGAGAGCACTGAAGAAAGAAACCGACGATGTGGAAAAAAGAGATATACAAAGCGATATTAAGGTTTTTAAACAATTGATAACCGAGAAGGAGTCAGACGACAAATCAAAAAAAGAAAACTTAGAGGATATTAAAATCCCAAAGGTTGACGGAAGAAAAGTTACAAGCGTGACTCGTAGCGATAAAGACACTCTATTCGCTTGGCACCCAAATGGCCAAAGAACAACAATAAAGAAAACAGATTCAGACTATTCAAAATTTGAGAAGTTTGTTGAAGAATTTGATGCTCCGCACCTTACAGAGCAAAACTTCAATAAAGCCATAGTTGATGGTCTTTTTAATGAGGTATATGACCAAGCGGGAATAACCAAGTATCTTCAGGATTTAAAGAAATCAATATACGAAAATCCTGATACCGACATTGAGAAAGCCAAAAAAGACCTTAATAAACTCATAAAGATTTATAAAGTTGATTCTACAGGAAAAAGAAATGCGTATTGGGTAAAAAGAGGCGAAGAACCAAAGGGTTCTGAAAGAGAAACATCAATGAATGACTTATGGTGGAAACTTAATAAAGAGGAAAAGAACGAGTACCTTATTATCAGTCGTAGCAATGATTCTAAGCGAATAGAAGACTTTAAACAGCGTATGCTTGGTAAATATAGTGGTAAGTCACCAAAAGTGGAAGAGAAGACAGAGAAAAAACGTGGTTTTAAAAATCGTGAAGATACACCATTAGATGATATGAGGGACGAAGAAAGATTTGAGGGTGGACACTGGAAGAAAATAAAACAAGAGGAAGAGGAGAAAATTTTTAATTTAGAAGTGGAAAAAGAATTAGAATTAAAAGAAAGAATAAATAATAAAAAAAATATAAAATTAGATTGGAAAAAGAATGTAGAAGGAGATTATGAAGCTTATAAAGATGGTATTGGTTTTTATATTTATCACCCAGATTCTAATTTTTATTTAAAAATTAATAATAAAAATGTAATAAAAGGAACTTTAGAAATATGTAAAGCAGCAGCTATTGATTTTTTAAAAAATAAAGGTAGTAGATGGGGAATTTAGTGAAGTTTATGACCAAGTTTGGGCAAATGCAATATTTTCACGGAGAAACAATTGATGGACAAAGACATCGTAAATGGGTCAATTATTCTGTAAAATAAACAATATGTATGTTCCTTTCACCCCAACAAATACAAGAACTTTCAAACATTGTAAATATTAATCATTTGGTATTTACAGGAACAGTTACTGGGCGAGACTTTCTTACAGAATATGATGAAGAAGTATTAACAAAGAATGGGATTGATTTAAACAAAATTCCAAATTTAGGTTCATTGGAGACCTCTTTTCGTTTTGGTATGCTCGCTGAAGCATTAGGTCACGAAAAAGCTAAAGATATGACCTATTCAGATTTCAAGAAATTTTTAGCTTCAGGAAAATATGCACCTTTGACTTCTGTAGAAAAGGGTGCTCTTGATAATGTTAAACAAAGGGCATATACTGATATAAGAGGATTAGGCAATAGGATAGGCAGTGATTTAGCGACTTTATCTATTGAGACTGATACGAAATTAGCAAAAAGGTATAAAGGTATAATAAGAAGTGAGGCGATAAGAGCAGTCGGAGACCGTAAATCTATAAGTGAATTTGCTTCAGCCTTGGGACATAGGACTAAAGACTGGGCTCGTGATTTTGATAGAATTGCAGATTTCATAATGCACGAGGCTTATGATACGGGAAGAGCCCAAGTTATTTTACAGAGATATGGTGGAGATATGTTGGTATACAAAGAAGTTCTCCCTGATGCTTGCGATACTTGTAGAAAACTGTACTTAACAGGTGGGATAGGAAGCAAACCCATACTATTTAAGGTGTCAGATTTATTAGCAAATGGAAATAATGTGGGTAGAAAAACAGCTGATTTTAGACCTGTTGTGGGAGCCACACATCCATTTTGCAGGTGTACGATTTTCAAAGTTCCATTAGGGATGAGTTGGGACGAAAAATCAAAGGATTTTAACAAACCTATCAAGAAATATACATCGAAAACCAAAATATTTGTAGGAGGAAAGAGAATTGCATAGAGTTGAAGCATATAAAATATTGGGAATTCCAGTATCATCTTCAGATGAAGCTGATTATTTATTGGAGAAAATGATTAATGGAGACATTGAAAAAGCCAAGAGGGTTGAATTAGTAACGGTAAGAGGAAAAAACAAGGTATTTCAAAGAAAACAATTAGTTGGGAAGAAAGAAGATGATTCACCCAAATTAAGAGGCTCAAAGTTATTTGAACATTTGGGTTCTAATAGATATTCTGATAAGGAAATCGATTCAACAATTAAAGATTATTTTGGTTCTCAAGGAAAATCATTTACCTACAGCGATAAGATACAAAGAAAATTTGTACTACAATTTTTAGAAAATACAGAAGAAGTAATAAAGAAGTTGCCTAAAAATCATTTTGCAGGTAATGATTATTTAAAGTCTGTAGATTTAAGGTTTTGGGACAGGTCAGGCATTGCAGCATATGAGGATACAAAAAAGAGAATAGTTTTTTCAAGAGATGTAATAAAATCTGTAGCGAATGATAAGATTACAGATATTACAGATAAATTGGAATTACAATCTATATTCGCCCACGAGATAGGACACTCTGTTTGGGAAAAATTTACTCAACTTTCTAAAGGTGAGAAAAATATTGATAAACTAAAAGAATTCAATAAAATTTGCGGATGGGGATATCAAGACCCAACAGCGTATGAAATGTCAAGCAGTACAGGTTTTGCAAAAAGAAAAAGAAGAGTTGAGACAGATATAGAACGGTTGATAACGCCATATGCTGAGACTAATTCTCAAGAAGCATTTTCAGAATATTATGCTTTTTATGCGTTGAATAGAAAATTAGTTGATGAACTTATCTCAGTACCATTCAGAACAAATCAATCTAAAAAAATACCATTTAGAGGTGGTGAAGAAGTATCATATAAAAAAATAGTTGATTCAAAACCTGTCTTTGCTTGGATGAAAGAAAATATATTTGAAAATAAACACTTTGAGAAAGCATTGGAAGATGATATAGAAAAAGGTATGTCTGAGAGAGAAAGGGAAAATAGGTGGCACGAAATGTTTTATGCCTTACAAAGAGAGGGGCATTCTTCTGAAAGTGCTGCAAAGATAGCCACAAGTAAGTATGGAAGCCACAGTGATAAAAAGAGAACAAAAGAAGACCATATGAGAACATATAAACATTTACATCAAACAACAGAAGAAATTCAAAAAGCTATGGAACAAGACATTAATCCAAATGGTGGGGAAAATAAAGAAAAGGAAGCCCAAAAAATAGGGAAACAGAAACAATTTGTTGATGTTTTAATTTTTAATGAGAAAGATGAATTATTGCTGTTAAGAAGAACAATTCAAAGTGATTTTGAACCACTTAAATGGTGTCTTCCTGGAGGACATATAGATATCGGTGAAACACCAGAGATTGCCGCCAAAAGAGAAGTATTTGAAGAAACAGGGGTGGAAGTCACAGAATTATATCCTGTTTATATCTATGAGACACCTGAGGTCAAAATTAATTATTTTGAAGCTAATTATATTGATTCTGAAATCCATTTGGTTAATGAAGAGCATAGTAATTATGTATTTACCAGTGATTGGTATGATTATGATTTACTTATGAATTTGAGAGATAATTTAGAAAAAATAATTAACATAAGGATTAATGAATTAGAAAAAGCATTAGATAATATTGATATTGAAAAAGCCATTAAAGGTCAATTAAACAGAAGTCGTCTTGTTAAGAAAACCATAGTAGACAAGAATGGTAAGAGAGTAACAAAGTGGGTTAAACCATCAGAGATTGAAGCACCTGAAAAAATTAGGAAACCTCAAGAACAAAAAGTTGATGATAAAAAATCTGAAAAAATAGAACCTAAAAAAACTGGTGAAAAGAAGCCAGAGGAATATGCTAAACAAACGAAGACCTCAGATTTGGAAAAATATATTAAGAAACCCAATAGCGATGAGAAACTTAAGAATATAGCAAAAGAGGAAATACAAAAACGCAAAGATGGTAAATCCAAAGAACCAACAAAAACTTCTGGGAATAAAGAAGAAAGACCAAAAGTTGAAAAACCCAAAAGAAAAGAAAAATTTTATGATGGTTTGGTAAAAAAATACAAATTAAGCAGAACGCCCAAAGATTATGTAAAAAAAGAAGATGTTATAATTGATGAGACTGACCCTGAAAATCATTGGGTTATGAGATGGACTGAGATTAATGAGAGAACAGGAAAGCCGAAAGTTATGACATCATACAGTCAATCTTTTCTTGATAAGAACAAAGAGAAGAAATTTGAACGAATCAGAAAAATCAAACCAGCACAAATAGAGCTTGTAAAAAAACAAGCTGTTAAAATGATAGATAATGAAGATTCAAGCATAGCGCAATCATCTGCCATTATCGCCATTATCGCCCATACAGGATTACGACCTGGAGATAGGAAAGGATTTTTAGATACAGGAAATAGAGGTGTAAGCACATTGGGGGCATCTAACATTTTGATTGATGGGGATGAGATAAGGTTTGATTTTACAGGTAAATCATATAAAGAAAATAAAGCATTCATAAAAGACGCAAAACTTGCCGAATATTTAGACAAATTAAAGAAAGAGAAGATGGGTGAAGAATTTATTTTTGATGTTTCAAAATCTAAGATAGTTAATGTATTTCACAATAAATTGAATTTCAAAGGATTTAAATTGAAAGATATGCGTACATATGTGGCTTGCGATGTTGCTAAAAACATTTTGTTTACTGATAAAACACCACCGCCACCACTATCAAATACAAAGACAGCTATTAAAAAAGAAATAACCACTAAAATAAGAAAGGTTTGTGAAATAGTGGCTGAGAAGCTAAATAACACACCAACGATGGCAAAGTCAAGCTATATAGACCCAAAGGTTTTTGATGCTTGGTTATTTGGCTTGGGAGTACAACCAGAATTAATTCAAAAAGCTATGGATGGAGAAGTCATATCTTTACAAGATATTATAAAAAATAACCAAGAAAGTCAAGTTGTTGATACTGATGAATATAATGATTTTGATGATGAGTTAAATGATGATGTTGACGAATATCCTGTTCCTGATTGGATGGATTTAGATGAACCTGAACAAAAATTAAAAAATTATTTGATTAAGAAAGAGGGAGAAGAAGTAAGTAAGGCTGAATTAATTTCATTATTTGAAGAGGTAGGATTAGGAAACAAAACAATAGAAACTATATTAAAAACCAATAATTCAAAAGAATAACTTGTAAAACAGCTATATAAAAACAAATTAAATATGGTTATGAGAAATAATCAATTGAAAATAGGGAAAGAAGTGGAAAAAGAGCACAAACCCACTTTTGATTTTATTCGTGAATTTTTTGAAGAAACTGGTGAATTACCATCAGAAGAACTTTTTTATTCTCACATAGCGCAAGACCATTTGGTAGAAATATCTGATTATTATGATAGATTAGAAGAAATGGAACAAGAAGCCAAAGAAGAAAACAGTATTGAAAAGTGTATAACTACAAGTGAGTTGCCAAATTTACTTAAAAATACGATTATCATTACAGATTTTCAAAAAGCCATAATGGAGATTGATTTTGATGATATTGAAAAGGCACGTTCTGTAAGGAAAGATACATCCAAGTTGATTAAAAAAATCATAACTAATAAGGCAGGAAAGAAACAAACTGTATGGGCGATTGCTTATGAAGAACCAAAAAAAGAAAGTAGTGGGGTTGATGGTGCGATTGAAAAATTACAACATAGAATATCTATTAATGAGAAAATATTGAGTGCACGAGATAATTCTTCATCGACCAACAATGAAATGTTTGTTAGAGTTCAAAAAGAAAATGATGAACTTAACAAAAAACTTAATGAACTGAAAGAACAAAAGAAAAAGTTGGAGATAAGAAAGGAAACAAAGAAG